ACCATCAGCAGCAGCAAAATACTCACTTATACTAATAGGATTAGTGCCACCAAATTCAGTTTGAATTGCGCTAAGTGATATTGCACCGCTTGTAGGTAGTGCCATTAATTACAATCCTTTAGATGGTATAGTTCCAAAAGCTGTTATATCGCCTGAACAAATTAAATTACCTGAAGTGTCTAGCATCATATGGTCTGTGCCACTTTTAGAAAAATATAACCGCCCATTACTTTCTTCTATTCTCCAACTTGCAAAGTCTACTTTTGTTGCAGCTAATGTCGTGACAGTTACTTCACCTGCCGAACCGTAAATAACAGCTTTTCCATTAACAACTGTGTTTGCTGTAGAACCATCTAGTAGGTTAAGTTCAGAACTCTCTAATGTATTAGCAACACCATCTAAAACATTTAATTCTTCAGCAGAAACAGTAACGGCTGTACCGCTTATTTTAAATGCTCCTTGCTCTAAGTTAGGCGCTGTTGTACCCCCACCTGTTCCATTAACACCATCCACAATAACATCTAATGCGTCATTAATGGTTTGACCCCATGTGTCTTGAGAGCCGCCAACTGTGGGTTTTGTAATTGTGATAGCCATATTAAAACCTCATAATTTGCCTTACTGTATCAAATATTTATTGTTCCGTCCATGTGTTAGATAAATTAACATTTTGCTGCTCTACCCAATTACTGTCCGTAATATTATCTGTTTGCTCTGTCCAGAAATCACTTGGGCTTGCAGCATCACCATAATCTGGAACTTGCGGAGAAAATTCTGTATAATCTTTGGGCGGTATTTCAATAACGTTAAATGGAAATCCTGTCTCACCAAATATAACATTAATCGTTATATTGCTTTGGCTCAAATTGTGGTCTTGAGTAATAACTGGATTACCTGCAATGGTATTTATTGTTAAATTGGCTAATGAAAGATTTTGCAATTGATTTAGCAAAGTAAGCGTTGTGAGGCTTGTGTTCGCTGTAACATCTACATTTGTTAAGTTATGAATTTGCGTTAATGTCTGCGAAGATAAATTAGGATTAACTGTAATATCATTAATACTAATAGCCACAACATCTGGGGTTAAAACTGGCGTGTTAGTTACTGTGTTTATTGTTAAATTAGGAAGACTAATACTTGATAATAAACTACCAACACCTGAAACTGTCGAACCTGCTATCGGTGCAAAGCCTAACATTATCTATAATCCTTCAAAGAAAATTCTGCACCGTTCATAACGTTTTCCTTTGCATAATTGCTATACACTAAAACCTCGCTGTCTTCTATTAAGAAATCGCAATCCTTACAAAAACCTGGATAATCACCATTTTTGTGCTGCTGTCTAAGATTTTGGTACGTTTCCCCTGTGAATATTTCTTCAAATGTATTTTTATATATATTGCCTAGAGTAGCCTCTGTGTCTCGGCCCAGGACCTGACAACAGGGGTGAACCGCTCCATTTGCCCTAATAACCGCATCAGGACTAAACGGCCTTCCACACGTTCTTTTCTTACCTTTTCTGTCACTATGATAAACGCCTGACCAATTATGCATTTTCCATATTTCCACCAAACCACCGTCACTAAGCTCTAAATACTTTTGCTTTTCATACTCAATATTGTTGTTGTCTAAAATTAAATGGTAACTGGCAACCTGGCATTTTTTAGCGTAATCACGCATCATTTGCATGTTTTCTAATACCCAATAAAAAGAACGGCTATTCATCCACTTAGCATATAACTCTGGTGTATAACCTATGATAGAAAATCTGTAAAAATCTAACCCTGCATCAACGCAATCTTTCATAAACTGATTACGCATCTTTAAACCGTTAGAAAACAAATAAGCCTTTGCTCCCACTTCCTTAACAGCCTCTATATATTTTGGTAATTCTTTGGTAAGTGTAGCTTCGCCAGAACCATCTAAATTAACAACATTAGGTCTTAATTCTAACAGCAAACCTTTAAACGTGCTAAGGGGCATTTCTGTTAAAAAATCTGCATCCCTACCATCTGTTTGTGGACACATATTACAGCTATAATTGCAAGCACCGTTAACTTCTATAACTGCCCTATCTATATACATAAACACAATCTTTCTGACGAAAAACTTTATCTTTAGTATATCCTAATTCTATTAATTTTCTATCGCATAAAACTGTTGCCTCTCGCAGAGGTTTTTGCTCCATAATAATGACAGGTTTGTATTTTTTAATTGTTTCTAATGACCCTTGCAGAGATAAATACTCATGCCCTTCAACATCGAATTTTATTAAATCAACATTTTCTACATCTAAACTATCAAGAGTTTTTACTTCAGTAAGAAAAGTTTTCATTGTTCTTTTCCATCGGTTCCAATTATCTAATGACGGTTTTTCATATCTATTTGTTCCATCATTTCTAGTAAAATATAGTGTTTTATTTTTTTCTGCCTGGTTACTTATACCAAAATTATAGGTATTAACATTGTCTTGAGCATTTAACACCAAACAAGCATAAGCCTCTGGGCTTGGCTCAAAACTATAAACAGTATCAAAAAATTCTGCCATTTGATTAGCTATTAGACCATAGCAACCGCCTATATCTATCGCCGCTCGTTTATTTTTACATAACGACTGACAGTAAGCTATCATTCCTGCGTGATATTGTTTGCCTTTTGAAACAACATCAAAAACATGCTCACTTGGAGCCGACAGCCATATGCCGTTAAGCTGAAACATGCTGCAAATTTTTCATTCTAACCAAAAACTCTACACTGCATTGAATATTGCACTCGTTACATGGTGACATACTGCGCTTGCCTTTAATTAAGGTGCTTCTGTATTCGTTTAATCTTTTGTTTTTTGTCGTGTAATCTTTAATAGGTTCATCAAATATGTTGCTTAGAACCTCTATATCTTTCCAGACATCACAGCATAAATTATAATCACCGTTCCAATTAATATAAACCACCTCAAAAGGTTTGTGACACATTTCACCATAAATATGATGATTATATTCTGGTTCTGGGTTTATCTGATTTGGTATATATCCCGACCTTGTTTTCCAGTTTCTAAAAAATGGGTCTTTTTTATTTTTAATTCTAAAATTTGGATATTTTCTTTGTATTGATTGCGGTGTTTCTAAATTTTCAGCATAGACATTATAAACAACGTCATCAAACTGCTCTATTAAATGTAAATATTCATCTACCCTATTTCCGTTTGTGTTCATTTCAATTTCAACAGGCGCTCTACTTTTTAAGTCAATAAGAAGCTCCGCTATTGCACCAAAGTTTTTTGCTAGGGTAGGTTCACCTCGGCCTGCTAACTGCACTGCAACAGGCTGTCCTAGCTCCTCTAGCTGTTTTACGATTGTTTTTGCCGTTTCTACCGACATGTGAACATTAGTATTTGGGTATCCATGACCTCTAGGGCAAAAGTTACAAGTGTAATTGCACAACTCAGATAAATTAAGCTCTACATATTTAAGTAGTTTGTTCATCTCTAGGCCGCTCTAAGAATTGGTTTATCGTGACACGAAAGCTTCCCCTGGGGCAATGATAATCATGCCAGGTCACACCATCTTGCGCTGCAAAAACTAAAGCTCGATTAGGCTTCCATTCTATTTCTTTTATTAATTTTTTGTTTTTATCATATAATCGTGTGCCAGAGTTTTCTATTGGGTCAACATAAACTACACAACTTAACACTTTTCTTTGTGCCTCATCATGTATTGGGTATCTGTGTGGCCCTCTAAGAAAGTTAACTTCCCAAAATAAACTAATTTCTGAATATGGCCTATGGTATGTTAATTGGTCAAAGTAACTTTCATTTATTTTATTACTTTCTATGGCTTGTTTAAGTAATTCGTTATCAGGAAACGGAAAAGCTTGTTTTCTTGTTTCTCTGTCTATGTTTTTGCTCAAAAACCGTTTTGCTTCTGTCTGTATAGTTTTAAAAACATCTGCATCATAGTAATTGTCTATGACAATATGCTCCCAAGGTTCCGTAATTACCATTTATGCACCTCATAATCCGTCATGTTTTGTTTTTTGTATTTATGTAATTTTTCTAGTAAACGTTCTTTGTAATCCTCTTTGTGAAAATCAATACAAACTCTACCGTAAAACCAGTTAAGCCATTTAATTTTATCTTTATAGGGAACAGCTTTAACATCTAAAATACTATCATCTGTTTCTACTAATGGCACTATATCGGTTGTCATACTTGGCCCTCGCAACGTGCAAACTGGCTTGTCATGTAAAATAGCCTTAAATGTTAAACCGCTATCTATGCTTACAACCCTATCCGCACCTTGAATAAGCTCTTCTGACCTACATCCATCTACTAACTCGGTGTATTCGCTTAGAATGTTATGTTTTTTAGCTATATCCCATAAAATGTCGTAGTGCGTATTACCCCCTGCACATGGATGCGTTTTAAATATAGTGTATGTTCTCGAAGCTGTTGCCCAAGCAATATATTTAATTGTTCCTAATAAATCTTTTTGACCCGTCATTTGCAACGGAAACAAAGTATATGGTCTTTGCTTTTCAAAAATACCCTCATGCTGCCCGTACCTGTCATTAGAATATTGTGCAAAATAATCTAAAATGGTTTCGTCTTCTGGTGCATCTTTATAAAAACCCCAAATAGGAAAAGCGTCTATATAAAACCCTTTACTAAAACGCATAAGGTGAAAATTTCCGTAACCTCCAGTATATCTATATTTCCTTACCTTTTCTTCCCAATCTAATTCGTAAGGCTCCACATGACCTTGTATAGCATCACCAAACATTTTTATGTATTTTAGATTGATTAGTTTGTGATGCACACCTTTACGATTTGCATAATATATCTTGTAATAATCTTTTGGCTCTGAGTTTTCAAAATCATGTAGCCTTCTGTTATCGAACAAAACCAAAAGAAAACCTCCTGCCAGCAGTCCACACGCAATGCCAAAAAGGTTTGTCTTTGTTTATATCGAAACTCCTAACTGTCCAACCTTCGTCATCCCAATCCTCGATAATTTCACCAGTATCGGGGTCTGCGTATTTAAAAACAGCCTTATCTAATGCGAAAGTATAATAGACCCTGTTGCCTTCATTATTATTATTAGTGTGCCAAAACATACCTGACATTGGACTATAATGTGCAGCGTTGACTATTTCTTTTGCTTTCAAAACACTTTTTGCATTTAGCAAATATGGGTTTTCATAACTATCAATAGTAAGACAACCACCTGCATTTGTTATATTTTTTTTAGGTATTAACCACTTGTTAAAATCTTCATACAAAATAGGTCTTTGAGTAATAAATCCATTCCATGTCTTCATTGTAGACTGAATGAATTGACCTAAAGCGTTTTTTACTTGTGGGTTAACTTCTTCACGTTTCATCGGTGTGTAAATAGCTCATAATATCTTCGATTTCTTCATCAGTAACAATATCATCAGCTAAAATTTCTGCAACCTTGTCAGCACCTAAGTATTGCGTAGCAACCATAGATAGCATGTCAAAATCATCTGTTCGTGCGCTTGCAGGAACTAAAGACATTTTTTGTAATTCTTCTATTAACCACTCTTTACCTTCGTCTGTAGCTAAATTTTTAAGATTTGGGTCTTTGAACATTGTATTGTTATCTGGGTCATAAAACATACTGTCCCAATACTGTTTATCAATATTATCAAAGCAAGCAGGGTCTACGTCCACAATTTTTACATTTTCCATTGCATAAACAGCAGGTGGTATAAGTTTCCCGTCCATTTCAATACAGCATACTGAATTATCAGATTTGTTAATTGCTATTTTCATTATGAATATGTCCTATAAACTTTTCTAAATCTATATGCACTTGCTGCCGAGTTATCAGAGCCAACATAAACTGTATAAGTGCTTATCTGAACATACATACAAGGCCAAGTATTAGCGTCCATCGCGGCAAACCCCCAATACCCTGCATTTCCTGCGGATGTTTGTCCTGAGTTTGTCCAACTATCATACAATAAGTCGCTAAAAGTTACACCGCCAGACGGCAAATTAGTAAAATTATTTCCATCTAAATAATATGAACCTTCTTGCCCATCTAATGTGTCACTATCTAATCCTGACCCCGTACCATCTACAGATTTCACTGCGGTAAGAACATCTGATGCTGTTAATGTTGTTGCTATAGACGCATCTGCGCCGCCGTTAAAACTTGCTGTACCTGTTACTGGCCCTGTCAAAGCAATGTTTCTTGATGTTTGTAAAGTTGAGGCTGTTGTCGCGTTACCAGTTACAGCCCCCGTTACATTTCCCTCTACATTAGCAACGATTGTAGCTGTAGAATAACTAGAATGACTTGTATCTATCGCTCCTTGTGGAACTGGGTCATATTCGTCTGTCAGTTTCCATTTTGCATCAGTAACATCAAAAAATAAACCAACGTGTGTATAACCAACGCCTGATGTGCCAGTGTTACGGTTTGACCAAAAACCAGTGTCTACATTTGTTGGCCCTGCTGTACCTGTCCAAGTGTCATTAAGTGTGTGACCTGTTGTTGCACCAAACTCTACATAAATATTATCCGCACTATGAATTAACTGTTTATCGCCTGTTATCGCTGTTCCTGAAGATTGTGTGGTTGCAAAGTTATCTGTCGATACGGCAAATGTATCAGCCGCGCCGCCAGTGCCATCAATTTTTACATAGTAAGTTGTTGATGTTGTGCCAGTAAAGTGACCTGAGAAAAAGGCATCGTCTAAGCCACTACCACTAAAGGTTGTACCTGCCTCACCGATGCTGTCACCTTCGTTAGCTCTATAAAACGGCGCACCTGCAACCACATTGTTTGAAGATGTTGACGTAGTTGTACCAACAACATTTAAATCACCATCAACTGTTAAATCGCTACCAATATGTGCAGATGTTCTAACTCTAAAACTATTAACAGAATGGTTTTGCTGATTAACTAATAAAATACCATCAGAAGCGTCTGAGTTTACAACCCATCCTAAACACATAGGATAGTTAGGATAAACTGGTGATGCATTTTGCACCGCTCCTGGCGTTAACCCTACAAAAAAGTTTGTTCCTGCATTGAGGGCGCTTGTGTCAAGTCCTGTTAACTGACCTGCTATAATACAATACCCATAAGCACCATCTGCAATATCTGACGCAGCTAAACCTTGAGCGTTGTACGCATTAACATCTGTTGCATCTGCCAGGCCGACTGTAGGAACATCTAAATTACCCGAAACATAGTTTCCTGAGAAATATAACGGTTTACCTTTGCCAATAGAAGAACCAGTGTTGTTATAAACTCTTTGATGTTCTTCTATGCCTAAATTGTGAATAACATTCGTGTCATCAGAATAATAATTTAACGTTTTGTGTATGCTGTCATACCATAGACGCCCCTCATTATGTGCTGCATGAGCAGCCTGTATATCTAAGTCAATATGGCTTCCTACGGTCAAACTACCGCTACCAATATCTACATTGGCATTATTATCTTTGTATAAAAATTTTGCCGCAGGAACGGTTACAAATATATCTTTGTCACCTGCTCCCCAATCTACTGCTGCATCACTGTTACTACTTTCAAGAACGGCTGTCCTAGCTAATGTGCCACCTGATGCTGTGTAAGTACCTAAACCAACTTCGTAATTAGTAGAATTATCTGTTACAGCATAATAAGTTGTGTTGCCATCACCTATTGCATCGAAACCTTGGAACCCTGATGCGGTAGTTCCAATAGTGTAATCACCAGTGCCAGTAGTTGTTGTCTGAGCTTTTACCCTATCAGCTATTACCAACGCCATAGTTTACTCCTAAATTGGGTCTGTAAATTCTATATCCATTGCGGTTAAAGCAAAATTATTACCAGAATAAACCACTTGTGACGACGTTAGTGCATCTGTAGCTAACAACCTACTGTTAACGGTATCTACTATCGCGTAGTGCGATGCAGTGCCATTGGCGTTGAAACTTCCATTTGTAATAGCAGCAAGCGTTACTTTTCTACCACCTGCCGCTCTATCAGACGGTGCAGATATATTTATACCTGTTGCACTACCCAAACTATAGGTTGATGTTGCCTCTGCGTATGTCGTTGCTTCTTGTGAAGTCAAATGTAGGGCATTTGCCTCCGTATCCAAAACGGCTAATCCGTTGTCCATTACCCTATCTGCTAATGTCGCCATTACCCATAACTCCTTATTCTTATACTTGCACCAGCAGCATATGCTTTTGAATTATCATTTTCTTCATTAATAGCACTAATAGCACTTTCATATAAAGAAGCCCATGCTGCTAATCTTTGGTCTTCTTGTAAATACGGAGCAGAATGTAGTAAAGATCCGTACAAATAAGCTTCTGGATGGTTGCTTAATATCCAATTAGATGCATTGCTGTTGTTTAGAGGATTTAGCGTTGAATAATATAATATTTCTAATTGATATGTTGTATCTGGCGTTGGAAATACTTCTATACTCCCATCAAGCAGAACATAGTCTGTTGGTCTTCCTGCCGAATTATTATTAGCTGCTCTAAGTTTCGCAATTTCATATGCATTTGTAAGTTGCAAAACATGTGTATCACCACCAGTAAGGGTCAATCTAACTGGTTCTATAAAATCTACAGGCAATGAACTATATTGTGCATTAATATTGGCTTGTGACCTTTTTTCCATCTGCCAATGTCTTATTCTTTTGTTCATACCTTTTTCTGCTAACGTAATAAAA